GGTATTACACTGGCTGAATATTTAAAAATAATGGGTGGTTAATATGTGGGCTAGCGAAAAAAAGATATCGCGTTTATTCGATGAGTGCGAAAAAGTTGTGAGTGAATGGCAAAAGTATAGTGATGATGATGAAATTGCTAATAAAAAAATGTCAGAAAGGTTTAAAATTGCTAATGGTAGATTCACAGATGCTATTGTTGGCAATCAAAAATTAATTAAATTTGTTAGGCTTTCGGTATTACTTATGGCTGCATTCATGGCTGGTTGGGTATTAGCTTAAACGTGGTATAATTAACGATAAAGTTTAACTGTACAATGTTAGGAGGCGTAATGCCATTAGGAAGACCCACGAAATACGAAGGCGATGCCACAGTATTACGGACTAGGGAGTATTTCTTTGACTCAGTTTTAACTGCTGGTGACAACATACCTAGTATAGAAGGATTGGCTGTTTATTTAGATGTAAACAAGTCAACAATATATGAGTGGAAGGATAAGAACGTTGATTTTTCCAACGCCATAAAGAACGGTGAGGCACATCAAGCAAGAGCTTTGATTAATTTAATGACTGATAAAGAGCGATTTACTGCTGGCTCAATATTCGTAGCTAAGAATATATTAGGGTGGAGCGATAAGAAAGATATTGTGGTAGATCATAACATTACAGCCTTTGAAGTCTTAGCAGATGAGGATTAGGGCTAAAGCTACGATACCGCAAGCTCAGCTAGTTAACAGCACTGCAAGATTCCCTGCTATGGTCGCAGGTTTTGGTGCTGGTAAAACACATGGTTTAATACTTAGGACTATAAAGTTAATCTTTGGTGAAGGCAGAGACATTGCTTATTACCTACCAAACTATCCATTAGTTCGCACAATCGCCTACCCAAGATTCACAGAAATACTAGATAATCTAGGGGTTAGCTATAGGCTTAACAAGTCAGAACATACCTTACACGTTAACGGTAAGACCGTGATCTTTAGGACAATGGATAACCCCGATGCAATCGTAGGTTATGAGGTGTCAGACTCTATGGTTGATGAGCTTGATACAATGCCTACAGCTAAGGCACGCGATGCTTGGAATAAGATAATAGCCCGCAACCGTCAAAAGAAAGAAGTTGGCATTAATACTGTGGCGGTAGGCACTACACCAGAAGGCTTTAGATTCGTTTATGAGCGATGGGCCAAGAACCCAACAGAATCATACGAGCTTATTAAAGCGCCAACCTACTCAAACCCTCACCTGCCTGATGGCTACATAGACGCATTAAGAGAAACCTACCCTAGCAATTTATTAGAAGCGTATCTTGAAGGCGAGTTTGTTAACCTCACTGCTGGCAGCGTTTACCCTAACTGGGACAGGGATTTAACAAACAGCGACATAGAAGCTAGACCAAACGAACCTATCCACGTAGGCATGGACTTCAACGTTAACAATATGGCAGCGGCTATCCACGTTATGCGCGGCGGCAAGTGTATTGCTGTAGATGAATTTGTTGGTGGCGCTGACACTCCTGCTGTTATAAAATCAATCAAAGAACGATACCCATTAAACCCAGTTGTTGTGTATCCAGATGCTTCTGGAGCAGCTAAAAGCTCGACCAATGCCGCAACAAGTGACATTAGAATGCTAAAGAATGCTGGCTTTACTGTTAACGCTCCTAAGAGCAATGGCAGGGTGAGAGATAGGGTTGCAGCTTTTAACAGAGCTTTGTGCGACCCACAAGGAAATAGGATATACTACGTTAACATTGACAAGTGCCCAAACATCGCTTTATGTCTTGAGCAACAAGCATACAACGCCAACGGGGAACCAGATAAAGCGGCAGGCTTTGACCATATGGCAGACGCTTGTGGCTATCTAGTGGTACGTCAATTCCCAATTAAATTTGATAGAGTTACAACTCGACCCCAAAGGTGGACTTAAATGAAGCATGAAGAACTGGTAAGCACTCACGAACAATATCAAGCAAACCAGAATAATTGGGAGTTCCACTTACGCTCCTTTCTTGGTGGCTCAAATTACCAAGATGGTAGCTACCTTTTGAAGTACATTCAAGAGGATGAGAAAGAGTATGATAAGCGTATTAGCATCACTCCTTTAGATAACCATTGCAAGAACGTGGTAAGTATCTACAGCTCCTTTATTTGGCGCATACCTCCTACACGCAACCTTGGCTTATTAGACAAAGATCAATCAGCTCAAGCAATGCTTGAAGATGCAGATTTAGATGGGCGGTCTTTTAATGCGTTTATGCGTGATGCTCAGACTTGGTCGGATGTTTACGGGCACTGTTGGATGATGGTCGATAAGCCTCAATCTAACGTAGCAACACGCGCTGAAGAGTTAGATCAAGAGATACGCCCATACCTAACTTTAATAACGCCAGAAAACGTGCTTGATTGGACTTATGAGCGCTCTGCTAGTGGTCGCTTCATTCTCACTTACTTTAAAGTGCGCGAGATGCAAACCAAAGATCTAACTATCATCCGTGAATGGACTCCTGAGAAAATTGCCACTTATAAAACAGATGGCGATACAGTAACCCTTTTGGAAGAGATGCCAAACAACTTAGGTTCTATTCCAGCGGTTGCACTGTATGGTCAGCGCTCACCAGTTAAAGGCATTGGCATATCTAGCATTGGCGATGTAGCCAATATGCAGAAAGCCATCTACAACGAATTGTCTGAGATAGAACAGATTATCCGCATTAGCAACCACCCTAGTTTAGTTAAATCTGCCGCTACAGATGCAAGTGCTGGCGCTGGTAGTGTGATTACAGTGGAGGATGATGAATCGTTTAAACCGTTCTTGCTTCAGCCTAGTGCTGCTAGCTTGAACTCGATAATGGAGTCTATTAAAGAAAAGACCCAATCAATTAATCGTATGTCTCACATGGGCGCAGTGCGTGGAAGTGAAGCATTAACAATGTCAGGCGTTGCCTTACAAAGTGAGTTTCAGCTACTCAATGCCAAGCTATCTGAAAAGGCAGACTTACTTGAGTTAGCGGAAGAACAAATCTGGGATCTATTTTGCAAATGGCAGCAAGTTACAAATGATGTTGAAGTTGATTACCCTGATAGTTTTGATCTACGAGACTACGCAACCGAGCTAACATTCTTACAACAGGCTAGGGCTAGTGGTGTGGCAAGTAAGACATTTGTTCAAGGCGTTGATAAAGCTATCTGTGAGCTTGTGCTGGCTGATGAAGATTTGGTGATGGCTACCAAAGAGATTGAGTCAAACAGTAAGCAGTTAGGGCAGTTTGTGACTGATGCGGCTGTTGTGTAATGACACCAGCCCAGCATAGCCAGAATATAGACAGGCTAGAAGCGTTACACGATGAGTTGATCAGTAATGCTTTGTTTGACCTTGAAGAAAAGGCTGCTGAGATTGTTAGTAACTTACCAGTTAAGAATGGCAAGCTGTACGATATTCAATCCGCTGTTTTTGCAAGGCAAGAGCTGCAACAGTCGGTTATTGATTCATTCTTAACCACAGCGGATGAAGTTGTCCGAAGTTACGACCAAGCAACGGCAACATTAATTGGATTGTATCAGGGTGTATTGGAAGATGGCGTGTTACCAACCACCCAGTTAGATGCAATCAATCAGCTAAAGCAGTTAGCCTTTAGTGGCTTTGAGGATGTAGCAAGCACTCACTTAGAAGTTATGGCCCGTGAAGTCTATCAAAGCACTCTTACAGGACGTTCAGTTAATGAGAGCGTTAAGTCTATACGCCATGCCATTAACGGCGTTTACATTCAGTCTAATGATGATGATGCCCAAACATTGGTATCCTTTATTGAAGAGTATAAAGATGATGCAACTAAAGTTGAAGAAGTTAATAAAGCTATAGAAAAGCTCCATACAATATATGCCCGCGATAAGGTTGGCAACAACTTGAGGCGATATGCAACAACTTATGCTCATGATTCTTTGATGCAGTTTAGTGCCTTAGTCACAGTAAGCATAGGTAACGATGTGGGGATAGACAGGTGGGAATATTACGGAGACAGCATATTGGATACGCGTGATTGGTGCAGAAAACATGCTGGCAAAATAATGACTACTCAAGAAATTAGGGATGAGTGGGCCAATAACGATTGGAAGGGTAAATCAGCAGGCGACCCATTCATTGTCAGGGGTGGCTATAATTGCAGGCATAGTTGGGTGGCAGTAGTTGATTAATAACTGATGTAACCATCGTGCCATCAGCTAATTTTATGTTAATAAGTGACGGGGAATATTATGACCGAAGAAACAGCAGCAGAAACAGTAGTAGAAGCAGGACTTAGCCAAGCGGATGTCGACAAGATCGTAGCAGAACGCTTGGGCCGTGAACGCAAGAAGTATGATAAAAAGTACGAAGGCGTTGACCTTGAAGCCTATGGCAAGTGGCAGCAAGATCAGGAGGCCAGCGAGCTTGAACGGCAAAAGCAAGCGGGTGACTTTGATGCAGCTATGAAGAAGATGGCTGATACAAAAGATGCTGAAATTAAACGTTTACGTGGTCAGGTTACAACTACTGCTGTAGATGGCGAGCTATTGCGTGCAGCAAGCTCTCTACAAGCCGTTCAGCCTTCACAGGTGTCTAGCCTACTACGAAACAATATACGTCTCTCAGAGGACGGTAATGCGGAGGTGCTTGACGACAAAGGAGCGATTCGGTATAGTGATG